ACTGATTATTCATGTCGGTAAAACCGGCCATGTGAAGTCCTTAAAAGTTATAGTTAAAAATTATCCAAAGAATGCTTCGCCTTGTTCTACGGCGTCGTTATGCATTTGGACAGCGATTTTAGGATCGAGATACAGACGAGGATTCGTCTTCTTCAGGTCTTGGTAATAATTATAATCCCGCTTCTGTACCTTTGGTGCGAAGTTGTCCATTCGCTGGTTACTACGAGGCGGTGCCTGAAATGATTCCTTCGTACCTTCGTTGAGATTCATCATCCTGAAGAAAGCTTCAGGTGATTTCTTAGCGAGGTCGTTGACATCACTGTCAGACAAACCAAGATTAATCTGTTGTTCTCTAAGAACTGATTGGTAGTTATTACCAAACCGTTCCTGTAATTTCATTTGGACTCTATTGAAATTCTCAGTCTCTTTCTCGATCTTCTTTGTTTCGTTGATCTTATTAAGAACTAGACTTTCAATTTCCTTAGGGTCGTATTTCGGCTCAGAGACTTCGTTCACTTTGGGTTCTGTTACTTGACCGTCTTTTAGAGATTCCATCTTCTGGATATACTCTTCAAATTTAGCCTTAGTTAGCAATTCATCTCGTTGTTTAAGATAATCATTACGGAGTTCATCCTTCTGACGTTCTAACGATTTGATGTAGAGATCACTCTCTACCTTTGCTTTGAGAAGTTCCTCAACGGGCTTGTCTTTCCACTTGTTGGTGATTTCTTCTCGGAGTGAAGCATCAGGTTGGTCTACCGGAGCTTCGAATAGATTGGTCATTTATTGTCCTGTTGGTCTAGGGTAAGTATTCGGTTTATTTTCTTAATGGCATCTTTGAAACCGTTCAAATGTGCCTGACGATAATCCCAATTGGGAACATCGTATATCTTGTTATTAAGTTCTAAGTTATCTACTTCCTCTTTCATTTCATTAATCATTGCTTGGAGGCGTTGTAGAGTTGTTTTAGAACTTAATACTGTTTGTTTGAATTTCTCTTTTTCAGCTGCGTCTGATATATGCTTGGTCCAAGCAGAAATCATTGATCCATCCCGTAGCTGTCGCCACGACCTGTATAGCCGTTACGTACATTAACTTTTGCATTCAACGGTCCTAATGCACGGTCTCTCAACATTGAATTGCCTGGAGCAGACAATGACAATGGATCACCGTTATATGATTGAGTAGGTTCTGGTACATTATGAGCAGGATGATCTATCTGTTGCATCGGAGGTCTGCCACGATATGAACTAGTCTGACCGTAAATAGAATAGTTACTAGCAGAGATGTCGTCGTCCTGACCGGGATAATCTTCAGCCATTAGTATTCGTCCTTAGCTTCAGGGCCTGCATCATCACCATCAACTGAATCGGTGAAGCCGACTACCTTGCCCCAGCCTGCAGGAGGCTTAGGGAGGCCGGGTTCGTTATACGAAGTAGTAGTTTTACAAGGAGTCAGAATCTGATATGGCTCCATTGCTTTCTGATCGGAAGGATCGAGAGGGTTTAGTTTCATTGTGTTCCAAGAGTTCCTGTTGGAGTTGCGTTAGCCGGAGGATTACGTTGAAGTCCCATTACACCGCCACTGGGTGCAGGAGGTCCGCCTCCGGGTGATTGATCGAAGTCTTCACCCATACCTGTAGCTGTACCTAACTGAGCGTGTAACTGTTCAGTTAGAGCTTGTATCTGAGACTGACCTTCAGCTTGTTCAGCAAGTGCTACGTAAGGCAAGACTACTTCGTAGTCGGAGAGATCGAATACTTGTTCTAGGATTTTAGCGAGTTTGATACCGCTGAAGTGGGGCGCGACAGTCTGCCATAATCCTGATCCTGTAAGACTTGTGAGATTCTGGACCAGTTCGGCTTGTTCGGCGAAGTGCCTAGCGGCAATAGGTTTGATCCTGCCCACACCCGTAATGTCTTCGACAGTGAGTGATTGGAAGGAGGCTGTCTTAAGCTCGTCATCAAATACCTTAATTGTTAGTGAACCAGAGAGATTACGCCTAGCTAATTCAAGCATGGCATTAAGTAGTGGTTCTATAATCTGTTCTTCGAACTGATTAATCTTATTCTGGAAGATACGTGCAGAGGCATTCTCAAGACGCTGTACTTCGTACTTCGTCTTTTCACCCGGAGAACGGAAGCCCATAGCTTCGCCGGGAGCACCTGCCATTTTCTCCATAGTCTCAGCAAGCATTTGCATCTTGCTTTCAGACTGCATGATGGAGACATCAGGTTGGATAAGTTCTACCGAACCTTCATCACTACCGAATATCTTCTCACCCGGTTGCCATACGAAGTCTTCGACAAATCCTTTGACATACTGTACAGGGAATGCCGTGAAGTCCCAGATGTCAGCACCGAGGTTCTCTAGATGATCTAGCCGATATTGCATCCCAACGAGGTTATCAAGTGGCCCCATGCCCCAGAGATTATCTTGGCGTTTACGCCACGGCACATGGTATATGGGAGGCTGTCCGAAGTAGGAAGGATTAGGCTTATTGCCAATAAGCTTATGACGGTCAACGACAGTGATGACACGATTCTTTTCGTATGAATCGGTATAGTGATCATACCAATCTCCGTAGTAAGTTAATACTTCGCAGTAATCTGATTGTAGGTATGCCCTGAAAGAAGAAAATCCATCTACAGCATACAGCCGGTCCTTCTGAGACCAGTCTCCTTCGAATGTCCTAGCGTGATACCGAACCTTCTTGAGATAAGAATATAACTCTTCATATTCAGCACGGTTTTCATCATTGCTCATCTTTTCAAGCATACGACGAAGTTCACCCATACTTACGATACTTCTGATGAACTTCGGAGAAGATAAGAAATCTTCAGCGATGGGATTCATCACAACGTCTAATGGTGACAGTCTGCGAATAGCAGGACCGACATACCCTGCTTGAGTTTTATCCGGTTGTTCTATTCGATTATCAACCCACTCGACAGTAGCGAAGCAATTACCGAAGTCGATGTAATCGAGAATGATTTTATCTATTTCATGTTTGAATGTCGGCTGTTCGATACACCACGACATGTAGTTGACGATGGCATCTCGCTTAGCTACTTGATTGGCATCCTGTTCGTCTGCTTCCCAAATAAGCCACTTACGTTTCGGAAATAACGTCGCAGTGTAATTGCTGTAGAGATTGTCTCTGATTTGACAAAGCTTGGGAATAGTCGTTCTATTCTTCCAAGGATTGTTACTATTAGTCGTAGTCGACGTATCTGTTGCATAGACATATCTGCGAATTTCTTCCTTATCGACTTTCCAATTCTGCCTAAGTGTATCCCATTGGATATATTTCTCTGTCAGTCGTGTAGCAAGAAGATCAGGGGAAAGAATGTTTTCTAATTCTAGTACCTTGCCTGTCAAATTACACCACCGAACTTAGTATTATATTGCACTGTTGGTTCTTTTAATTTTATAGTTTGAAATACATTCATCGGCATAACTGCGAAATCGATTGCAGATGCTAGTGCATCTTTGATGTCGTCATGCGGAGGATTAGTGAAAATCAATTCTTCTTCTAAAGCTTGGGTGTTACCACCTTGATAATGCCAAATCTGATGGTTGGCATATTTAGGTTCTAGCGTAGACATAATCCGTTCTTCTTTAGAACCCTGCCATCTACTAGGACGGAACTCATCAATTGAAAGAGATAAACCATAAGGACGGATATAATTCTCTTTCAAATCTTTAACAATAACTTGCTGAGCTACAGAGACTTCGCAACGTATCTTTCTAAATCCCCACTTCTCGTAAAGCTTAAGAATATGTTGGAAGTAATCTGAAATCTTATCTGTCTTAAAACGATCTATTTCAAGGATGTAATAATTACCTTGACCATCCACACCAAGTACTACAATACTGCTGAAGTCTGATCGTTTACCGGTGCTGTAGGCGAAGTCCACAGCGGCCACGACATTAAGTCTGCTCCGCTTGAAATACCAATTGTAATCTTTTCTGGAGAGGAAGTTTTGGTCGTAATACTGAAACAAATCTCTTTTGATTGGGGAGCTATCGATATCATGCGGGTCGTTGTAAT